GGCGACTTTGACAGACGGTGTGTCGTCATTATATCCGGCGCGAACGTCCTTAGCTTCGTCACGCCAGCCTTTATCCTCCCAATACTTCGCCGCGATCTCACGCGCTTCAATCAGCAACGGGTCTACAGGCTCCGGCAATAGGGCTTCAAGGGCTTGGTGGCGGGGGTTTTTCTCCGGTAGCGCAGCAATGCACTCCCTAATTATGGATTCCCTGTCAGTCATCACTTCACATCCTTTCCTATCATCGTGTTGGCCAAATAAATGTGGCGAATGCCGCCGGGTTCCATATCGTCTCGTTCTAAAAGGCACAGCACAGCCTTCCCAAGGGCTTCTTCTGGAGTTACGCCCATCTTAGTAACCCACAAAACCCCCCCATCTTCTTTAGCGCCTGCCATAACAGAGGCGGCAAATACTTCGACCTCATTCATTGGTGGACGTCCTTCCTCACCTCCAACTTTTACGATTGTCGGGACATCGTCCACACGCGCTATGACGCGGCTAATTCTAATACAGTCAGTAGTTACGTCCTTGCTTAACGACACCGCCTCTGCCTCGGCGTCCGACAGACAATTAAACACCGTATAGCCTTCTTCACCACCCTCAAAGTTATCAATATACGTCACAACATATTCTGGGATTTCAGTGTTATCGCTCGTCATCCCTCTAACTCCTTTAGTTTTGCGCGGTATTCGTTCCGCATATGATCACGCGCCCCCCTATTGGACGTTCCGATAAAATGGGTCGCTCTTCGTTTTGTAGCGCACCAAGAGCAATTGCAACCCCTCCAGCCGCGTTTATGATGCTCAACCCCGGAGGACAGCAGCGCGGCCACCCTCAATTCCTGAGCACGTTCCGCAATTGCCGCCCGCAAAGTGTCTACGCTCATTTGACTAGGTTATACAGATCGCCAAAGTCGGAATCATTATCCGCCTTATTGATCGCCTTTGTCAGCTTTTCGATTTGCTCGCCAATCTTTTTAATTTGGTCAACCTGATCCTTACTGTAGACCTGATCGCCGATACCCTTGCCGTCAATGTCAAAGCCTGAATAGCCCGGCTTAATACGCTGACGGTCCTTTTCCAGCCCGGCCAGCTTATCCAACCCTGCGATAAGCGCATTAGCCTGTTTTGTTGCCTCAATTGCGGCAAAGTGTTCCACAACTTGAAGGCGCGTCCGGTCTGATAGGTTGCCAAGCTTTTCTGCAACGGCCTCCCGAATTGTTAAACGTGTGTCAGTCATTTCCAAACCCCTCTTTCCAAAGTTCGATGGCGCGGCAGCAAGTAACTCTTCCTTTCCAAGCGTTATCCCATCCGTGTTCATACATAGCCTGTTCAACACACAGCAGCCTCCGATCCACTGGCGGTTGCTCATATTTCACGATCATGTCGCACAGGGCTGTGAATGTGCCTCCTAGTGCGTAAGCCAAGCGCGGCTCTCGCAAATCGGGGTGAATTATTCTTGGATTACCCCGCTTTGCAGCTTCAATCAGCACCCAATCTGGTGGTGTGTCAGTCATTTGTAAATCTCCTGTTCAGTTCCTCAATCTCACCTTCAACCTCAGTCAGAAACTCGCCAACCTTAGCTTCCAATTCAGCTATGGCTGCATCGTCACGCTCAACACGCTTCACAAACAACTGTAGGTGCGCCGGGAGCCGTGGATCGAATGAAACGTAATCGCACCACGCCCGATCCGCGCAACGCATCTGCCAGAGCATCTGGTTCATGTATTTGCCGGGAACCCTCTCCGACTTGAGCGTTTCTATATGCGTCGTCGTGTTTGGGCATTTAATCTCGATCAACCCATCAACCCCCACAAGGCCATCTGGGCTGGCGTGGGTGTGCTTCAGGAACGGATGTGGCGCGATGCCAATCTCCTCTACAAATACGCCTGTATGGCTCTCATAAGCCTTTCTGGCAGCATCCTCTTGGTCAAGCCCCCACTGCATAACGGAATTGACGAATCCTTCTACAGGAACGCCAGTTAGGCGTTCGGCAATAATCCTGTTTTTCAGGTTCTCCCGTGACGCGCCCCATCCGCTTTTGGTTGTCGCAAGCGCATCATTAAGCTGACTGGCCCCAAGGGAGCCGCACCGAGCCGCGAACCATTCCTCACTGCGCTGATCCATCGCCACCCCCAGCAATCTTAGCAAGCTTCTTTTGCAATACGTCAGTGACGTATACATAATTATCCTGCGTCATATCTTTAAGGCCGTTCACGTTTAGCTTTTTGCAGATCGCGACAACATCACTTTGCGTTGCCGCGATAAGGTCTTGCACCTTTTCAAGCTGATCCATGCTGATCGGCTGCGTATTATATTTCACAGTTGATGCTACGGCTGCGTTGCCATCGTCATCTTCTGGGCAGACGCCAAACGCCGCTGACAGGCTGTAGCGCCGAGCATAGGTGAACGCAGAGCCATATCCCTGCGCATCCTGCTTGGTTGCTGGAGCATAAAACATTCCGCAAGACAGATTGTCTCCCGACGAATGCAGGATAACTGTCTCAACGCAAACGCCGCCATCGGCGATGTGGCTTTTCTGGATATAACTTAATCCATACTTAGCCAGCGCAGGCTTAACAGCCATCGTAATCGACGTTAGATCGGCATACTTGCTCTTGAAGTGTGGGTTAACGCTATCCTTCAGCGCACCTTCAATTTCAGGAAACGCTTTCGCCATTGCTGTGAACAACTCTTTCATTATTTCTTCTCCTGTAATCTACTAAGTCGATCCCGCAATTCAGCGGCAACGTCTGGATGATGGTCCACAATTTCCGCAAACATCTCCATGATATAGCCCAGCTTATATCCGGCGCTATCTTCAATAAGGCGCTGAGTAGGCCGCGCATTTAATATCGCATTGATTAAGTCACGGCTCTTCATTTTCTACGTTCCCTTCCGCGTAATTAAGCAGCCCAACAATCTCTGCCATCCGCTCCAGATGGTCAACCAAGGCAAGGCTCTCGCGTCCCAATTGAGTATCTTTCCGTGTGTCAATCCAATGTTTACGCGCCTCTTCAAAGGTAAAGTATCGACAGCCCGCTATGATGCGCGGGCCGAATGGTGTTGCCACTACGGAAAATGTGTGTCCGTCAGAGCGAACGGCTGTTATGTTAACGCCGTATACCCACGCATCGCCGGATACCCACGCATTGCCGTATACCCGCGCATTGCCGGACACCCGCGCATTGCCGCATACTTGCGCATTGCCGTATACCCACGCATCGCCGGATACCCACGCATCGCCGCATACCCGCGCATCGCCGGATACCCACGCATTGCCGGACACCCGCGCATTGCCGAATACTTGCGCATTGCCGTATACCCGCGCATTGCCGGACACCCGCGCATTATCGTATACCCGCGCATCGCCGGATACCCACGCATCGCCGCATACCCACGCATTATAGTCATGCGACAGATTGTGCTCACCTTCAATATACCCGCCAAGGTCGCCGACGGACAGACCAATTTCGGGAATAGAAACCTTAGATTTAATCCGGTATAGCTTTTTATCGCCCACCGAAATAAAATCTTTTTTCAAAAGACTATATTTTTTCTTGGTCATCTTCTACGTTCCCTTCTTTCTATAAACCATGATTAACAGCCCCAATGGCCATTGCAAGAAAAAAATATCAATCCAATTCGCTTTTTTCAAAGCGGCGCAGGAACCGATCCAGCGCCCAGTCAATAAATCTCCGCATCATAAATCTATAACCTGTATCCCATAGGCCCAAGCGATTGCTTCGGTCTGTTGCTTTTCCGTCATGGGGCCGTGCAGCTTTCCGGTATCAAGTATCGCTTGGCATAGCGCCTTTGATGATTCTTGCATCCCGTAAGCGAACAACTCCTCAGTTCCGAAGCATTCCTTTAGTTGGTAAATCCTTGTCGGCCCCCTTTTTCGGATTGAGGCGGTGCTCCTAATATCCCGCACTATGCCAGCTCCTTAACCAAAGCGATTGCCGCGCAAAAGCCGATAAATGCAGAGCAAGCCATGCAAAAAATAATTTCTCTTTTTGTTAAATGCGCGTTCATTGTTCAACTCCTTTTGAATATTCATTGGACTCAATAAGGTCTATTTCTTCTGCTAGAATTTCAGCAACCAAATACCAATCCCTTGACTTGTCGTAAGGGGCAAGCGAAACGCGAAATTCCTTCTCTGAGAATCTCAAGTAACCTAAAATTTTATCGCGCTCCTCTTTGCGGGCATTTTCAATTTCCGCGTCCTTCTGATTAAGCAGATCGAGCAATCTCAGCGCATCGCTCTTTCCGCTTATAAGAAAACCGCCACTAAGGTTCGTTTTATCAACAGGACGAATCCGCCAATAGTAGGTATCGTCAAATATCTCCCAAGTTGGCTTTATCATATCACTCTCCTTCAATCCAATCAGAGAGGTTGCAAGGACGGGCACTTTCGGGGATTTGGTTAAGGTTGCCCCAAAGACCCGTCGCGTGGCCTATGATGTCAGTTGCGTTGCCCCAAAGGCCCGTCACGTTGCCCTCGATGCCCGACACGTCCCCCTCAATGCGCGTCACATCACCGTAAACGCCATACACGTCGCCATAGATAGCCGAAGCATCGCCACTGAGGTCCGTCAGGTCGCCTAGAATTTCCGTCACATCCCCCCGAAGACCTGATACATCGCCTGTAATCCAGTCATGCGGACCTTCAACCCGAACACGATCTTTGTAATGATAAATCACGTTTTTAACGCGCTTCAATGGTTTTGTCATATCAATCTCCCTCAATCGCATCCAGCGTGGCAAAGTTCGCCCGGCGGCATCTCTGCGCGCCGACGTAAGGCGTGAAGTCAACGAAACGGATCACGCTTCATCCCCCTCAAATGCCCACGCGAAATAGTCCCTCAATTCATCGTCTTCGCACTCGTCAAGCGTCGTCGAGGAGTCGCCTCCTTCATCGTAGCGCCCGACAAAATCCATTCCCGGTTCGCAATACATGGCTTTCACGCCAAGCCCTCGCTCCCCTGCATAGGCATAAGCATCAATCGGCGGCGTCCATGCGCTATCGAAATGAAACGTCACGCTCTCGCCATCGTCGGCAATGCTATCGCAAGCAACGTCCCATTTCGTTCCCCATTTTGAGACGCGCCAGTCATACCAGTTGTTATCGCCATGCTCCTCGCGCTCGGCGGTGCCGACGCCCCCCTGGAATACAGTCTCCGGCATAGGACGGATCGTCTGCAACAATGCAGCCCTCTCGGCCCCCGCTATCAGCGCATCCAGCTTCTCGCGCGGCCCCGTGAATGTCGCCACGTTCTCACACCAATTAGGCATAATCTTTTCCTTCCATTCCCATGCCTATCTCGTCAGTGACAGGAGGCCATTCCTGCCAGACGGGCTTACGCCCGTTTCGATTATCAACCTCCTTTCGCTTTAGAAATTGCCGCGCGGATCGTCTCCATACCTTCCGCCGAAACATAGCCATCGCCATCATCATCAACCGTGATCAACTCCAGCGCCGCAATCAGGTCAGGTAATGCCGTGCCGTCATCACGGAAAACGTCGCCTGTGTCGGGGTCGTTTTTCCAAGGCCCAGGCGTGTGTGCGTGTGTCATTGTGTTATGCTCCCATCTGCCCAGTGTCTCAATCTCACCTGCCGGGGAGAGCGGGATCAACACTTCTTCCATCGCGGTAATTATCCTATCAGTCATTGTCTTATACTCCTTTTGCTTGTGCGATTGCGGTTTCAATTATGTCGAGTGCGTTCGTCGCTTCGTTTTGATATTCTGTCATATCAATCTCCTTTCGATGCCCCCTTTGTAAGCCGCAAAATCGCCAAAGCAAGAAAAAAATGCGCTTGCCATATATTTTTTTTCAATCTAAGCAGTCCGGGCAAAAGGAGTCATCATGAAAACCGAAGTTAGAGAATTGCTGGCATTAGCCGCGTATAATCAAATTACCCGTAAGGCGATCACCAAAAGAGCGGGAATCGCCGCAACTAACTTTACGCACTGGAGAACAAGAGAGCCGCAGCCGGAGAAGCTGAGCAAGGCATGGGCCGCGCTTCACGAGCTTATCGCAGAACAGGAGTGCTCCGGTGACAAAGTGGAGGGCTAAAAAAGCTTATTGCAAAATGGGCCATAAGCATGACAGCGCATCGGAAGCCAAGCGGTGCGACGAGCTTCATTTAATGCTTTCCGCTGGCGAGATTGATGACCTGATCGTCTGGCCACAATATTGGTTTGTCATTAATAACAGACAAGTGAAGCATGACAACGGAAGGCGGCTTGGCGTGAAGTTGGACTTTGCCTATTCCCAAGGTGGGAACGAAATTGCAGAGGACGTGAAAGGCTCAAAATCGGTTGACAGCCGCGACTGGCCTATCAGAAAGGCTCTTTTTAAGGCGCTTTTTCCAACGATTGAATTGAGAGAGATAAGGCCGGGGAGAAGCGGAAGGGAGAAGAAACGCTCCTCAACCCGGCCCGACGCTAGACCAAGCGTCAAGCCCTAATATAAACCAAAAGGAGAAAAATGCAAATGTTAACGATAAAGCATAATCGGCAAGGCTCGTTCACGCCGGAATTTAATCCCAAAAAGTTTGCGTGGCCAGCCATTAAGCACCCGCCACGGCCAGCCCCCGTCTTTATTGGCGACCGCTTGATTGAGATGAAAAATCGGGTGCTAAAAAAACATGGAATCACACAAGAGGAATTGTTTTCGACGAAAAGGGTTAAGGCCTTAGTGGAGGCCCGGCGCGAATTTATACTGATTATTTACCGTGAATTAAAATGGCATCCAACAAAAATTGCCAAGTTCTTAGGCATGGACAGAACGACCGTTCAATATCACATTGGCCTTCGGAAGAAATCCAAGGTTAAATATGGGGCTTTTAAAAATGATTGATCCCGTCACCATTGGTAACGCAACGCTGTATTTGGGCGATTGCCGGGACATATTGCCGACATTGGGTAAGGTGGACGCCGTTGTGACTGATCCGCCTTATGGGATTAAACGAGATGGCGGGTTTGGCGGGTTTGACGGGTTTGGCGGGTCTGGGTTGCCTATTCCGCGCCGTCAATATAAAAAGGGTTGGGATGATTGCCGACCCGCCTCCGAAGTTCTGTTGGCTTGTGTCGCCGCTGCGCCAAGGGCAATTGTTTGGGGTGGGCAGTATTTTGCCGATTTTCTGCCCCCGCAAGGCAAGTGGCTGTGGTGGGATAAGTTGCAGACCATGCCGTCATTTGGCGATGGCGAATTGGCGTGGACAAACCTAAACGGCGTTGCACCAAAAAAGTTTGTTTACAGCAATAACGGCTTGATGGCCAAAGAGAAAGAGCGCGTGCATCCGACACAAAAGCCGGTTGCCGTCATGAAGTGGTGTCTTGGCTTTCTGCCTGACGCGCAAACCATTTTAGACCCCTTCATGGGTAGCGGAACAACAGGCGTTGCTGCCGTGCAGATGGGCCGCAAGTTTATCGGCATTGAACGGGAAGAGCGTTACTTTGAGATTGCTTGCAAAAGAATAGAGCAGGCGCAGCGTCAGGGTGATTTATTCATAGCTTAAAATCCAAAAGGGACTCCGATGCACTATTTCCAATTCAATATCGGTGACTACGCCAGCCACACACGCCACCTCTCATTGCTAGAGGATTTGGCCTATCGTCGGTTGCTCGATTTATACTATCTCCGGGAGGGAAAAATATATGGAAATGAGGGTGAAATTGCCCGTCAAATTGGTATGCGTGACCATGTTTTGGAGGTAAAACAGGTTCTCCAAGACTTTTTTTCCATCGGAGAAGATGGCCGCTGGGCGCACGATAGATGCGATGCAGAATTGGCGGAATACCGTCAGTTTTTAGAGAAGCAAAGGGAAAATGGGAGGCTTGGCGGAAGGCCATCGAAAAACCCAAAAAAACCCACCGCTAACCCAAGCCTAACCCAAAGCGAACCCAAAAAAAGCCTAACCACTAACCATAAACCACTAACCACTAAACAAGATATACACTCTACCGAGTGTATGCCTGAAACGGACGTTTCAGACGGGGGCTTTGATCCGAAAGACGTGGTTGAGGTCTGGAATGACACGGCGGCAAAGTTGGGCAAGCCGAAGGTTCGGGACTTGACGCCTGAGCGAAAACAATTATTGAAGGGCCGAATGTCCCAATATGCGCTAGAGGATTTTGTGACCGTTTTCCGAAACATTGAACAAAGCCCGTTTCTGAGGGGGGACAATGGCTGGCGCGGTTGCACATTCGATTGGGTTTTCAAAAAAGCGAATTTCCAAAAGATACTGGAGGGAAATTACAATGGGTAACATTTTGAAGGAACGGCTTGCCGAGGCGCGGCAAGGTAAGTTGGGAGAGCGGGTTATTCGCAACCCGCAAGATGTGGCGGATCGTCGCAATGCGGAATCCACTAGGGCGGACATTGAATGGTATGTCGATGGCGGCGAGGTGAAGTTGCGGGACCGCAAGTCAGCCGAATTAGGGGTTTCTAATGTCGTATAGCCGGGCGTTGAAGGCAAAAGACGTGGAACGCATTCACGCCGATCTGATCAATCACGACGAGGCTCGGCTGGCCATTGCAAAGAAGCACCAAATCACGCTAGAAACTCTCAACAACATAGATAGGGCAAGGAAAAATGCCCGGAAATACGGGAAAAACGCCACGTTGGAGGTTCGCGGATACAAGGTTAGCGATTGGGATGTTGTGAGCTGGAGAGAGTCCGATGAAAAAAAATAATTTTGGCTATTGACCTTGCGCGTTTAGGCGTTACAAAGAGCTTTCGGAAACGAAAAGGGAGTTTATATAAATGACTGATCTCTGTGAGAAAACAATCCGCGAGTGCATTGCTGCGCTACCGGCAAAAAGTTTCCTTAATTTAACCGGGATCAATTCTGGCATTAACATATGCCACCAAGCCCTTGAAGCCCTATTGCCGGAGCCTGTAGACCCGTTGCTGATTGAAGCGCGTGAGATCGCGGCTAAGTATTGGGAGGATAAAGGCTGGCGTGACGAAGCTAAGGACGTTCGCGCCGGATATAATGACGACACACCGTCTGTCAAAGTCGCC